CATAGGCATACCAGCTTGACCCATAAACTCTTGGCCTAAACCAAACGCCCTCTGTGCCGCCTGTTGTTGACCAGACAAACCAAAAGGTGTTTGCCCAAGCCCAGCTTGTCCCCTAGCCAACAGTGCTCGGCTGGCGTCTGCAACACCACCGGCTAATTCTGGCTCTTGTCCAAGCATAGCACGACCAAAAGCTATAGCATCTCTGCCGCCCTCGCCTAGCACTTCGCTTCCGTAAGGGCCACCAGAAAACCGTTGACCAGCAACACCAAGAAGCTGACCGCTTAACGCTTCCTCTTGACCGCCTAAACCTATGTCAACGTTGCCACCCTCGTCTACGCTAAGTCTACCGCCCATACCCGTAGTTACAGTAAACGGTCTAAAGGCAGACTGCGTAAGAGCAGCTTCAGCTATTGGATCAACAGCAGTGTAAGCCTGTTGTCCCACATCGCCTAACCTGTCGTAAGCGTTCTTAACCAACAACAATCCAGCGCCACCCATAGCTGCACGGCCTGCGTTATCAACGGCTTGAGTAGCGGCATTGGTTAATAAGCCAGTTCCAAATTTTATAATAGGATCATACCAAGCCATTAGTAAGTACCTCCATCAATCGTACCTGTAGACAGAGTTCCCGTAAAGTTCAAAGCGGGTATTGTCACAGTCCCTGTAAACGTCGGTGACGCTATGTTTGCTTTAGTGGCTGATGCCACAGCAATAGCATCAAACTCCGTATCAAACTCGCTACCACGGATAATCTTGTTAGTATCGCCAGCAGGCAACGTATCCTTAGCAGTAAAGTTTGTTGTCTTAGTATAGTTGCTCATATTGTTTTACCTATTAATGCTAGTACGTTAATCTCCTGAATTGAAAGCTGAGAGCCGTCTATGTCAGCCTCTAGCCCAATCGTAACAACACTACCACTACCCGTAGTGTTAACAGTAGGTTTAGTAGTTAAGATACCACCAGTAAATGTACCAACTGTGTACTCTGATACACCGTAGTACGCTGGCACTTGGTTGCCTACGTTAATCTCGTAGTTCTTGTAGTTTGTTTTAAAGTCGTAAGCCCACTTAACAAAGATTGTTTCTTCGTTTGCACCAATCAAGGTTGGTCTGATCTTCTTTAGAAACTTAGTTTTACTAGAATCTCCAAACGTCAACGCAGGACTAAAGTATCTAAACTGGTACACAGACGTGTTGTCTAAGTAGCCAGAATAAGTTCCTACACCGTCTGTTGTTCCTATGTACAACGTACCGTCAGTGTGTCGCATAAATGATCTATGCGGTACAGATGTCCATCTTGTTACCCTGTACGATCCGTTTTCTAGTTTACCTTTCAGATCAAAACAGTAAATCGTAGACTGATCTGGAAAACAAATTAAATAGAAAGATTGCTCTGGACTGTACGCAGAGGCCGTAGGTAAAGAACGATTTTGTATTACCTCAATGATTTCTGTTTTTACGTTTAAGCTCAAGTCAGAAATAGGCAGTGACTTCTCTTGTATTGTTCTGCCCAAGCTACGCAAACCAGAGTTAGACATAAACAGAATGTCTGTACCAATGTTCTGAATAGAGTTTCTACAGATGCACCCAACACCAGACACTGTGTCTACAAGAGCCATATTAGCTGGACTTGTTGCACCGCCGTAAACAAGGATGCTGTGCTTACCAAATATAACTAGAGTGTTGTTGTGTGCCGCTAAAGCCCTAACCTCGTCGTAACCATCAGGCCACGCTTTAGATACATCTATAGAACCACTACTACCACCAGTAAAATCATTACCTATTAACAAGTCAGACCAGTATATAGTCTGTGTATCTGTTGCGTTGTCTACAACCCACAAACGTCCGTATGCTGACAGAGCCTCGTGACACTTTAGAGTAGCGGCTGTGGCTGTACCGTTAGCTACAGTAAACGTGCGTAATCCGTTAGCGTTGTCGTACACCAGAGGATCGTACCCACGTTGAAAGAAGTACGCTTTGTCGTTGAAGTTTACAATCTTCCAGTTGTTTGCTGTAATCGTGTAAGATGCAGGCGTTACGTCAGTCAACGTAGTTGTGCCTGTCATTATCTTGTTGTTACCAGCAGTAAAGATTACCTCGTTACCAGCGTCATCGTAAAAGTGATGAATCTTGTGTACGTAATCTGTACCTAGTTCTGTCTTGTCTGTTGTTAAAACTTCAATACCTTTACGTGCCGCCAAACGACCACGCTTGTCAATTACAGCGTTATCAGCTACATCAGCGTAAGACGGATCCTGTGCTATTGGGGAGTCTTCTGTGTTGACCCCTTTAAAACCAGGAGCAACTAGGTTAATGCTTTGTAGTGGCTGTGCCATCTAACGTCTCCTACGGTGTAAACCAAATAGTTTCTTCAGGGTGCTTCTGTGCGTCCAGAGCAATAGCGTCAGACAGGTACTTGTCAGCAATAGCAAAGTACTCTGGTGTTGACGTACCGCCTGTCTCCCCACGTTCACGAGCTAACAGAGCTACCGCCATGTGAATTACAGGCTGACTAGGAATAGCCAGTACATCAGAGTCAGAACTCAAGGCTACGTTTCTGATGACGCTCTTGACCTTCAGAGAGTAAACACCGTCAGGCTTAGGGTACACATCAATCTGTGCGTCACCAGAGCCGTCGATGCCACTAAACGTGTAGTACTGTGGTGCACCAGAGGCAGGAGTGTTTACAAAGAACTTATCGTCAAACCATTCTTGAGGTCTGTACTCCATCACAATGTTAGACGTATCGTTAATGATGTTCAGGATCTTGCCTTGATCTTGGTATCCCGTAAGCGAGTACGTGTAATCATCAGCCGCCGTGGTGATCGTAAGGGTAGACCTAAGATTAGACCAGTCCCAAGCGTTTTCCACGAGTTGTTTGGCGTCGTTAATAAAGTCACCAACCATCGTGCTGTACGTGTCGTTAGTGACGGTTGTTACTGTGTCTTCTCGTAAACGTCTAAGGACGTTATTTACTAAGTCTAAGTACGTCATCCCATGTTTCCTGTAAACATACCTTGTGAAAGGCGAGCTATCATTTCGTTAAGTTCTCTGTTGTAATCTTTTTGTGGCATCGGTGCATCTACCATTTGTGGAGTTTGGTACGAAAGCCCTGTCATAAAAGGAG